GTAAGTATTGGAAGATCATGCAGAATCAAGGCGGTGTTCATGCCTTCATTGATAAGAAAACTGGTGAAGTTTACAAACCTGCTAGTTGGAAAGGTCCAGCAAAGCATGTAAGATATGATTTGCGTATCATTAGAGAACGTGAAGCATGTTACAACAATGCTGATTGGGCAGGAGGATACTTATACAAATGAGTAAGGATATGACTGGAAGGGAGAAATTAGTTTTTCTCCTTTCCTTCTTTTGGGCAATGCACTGGGCAGTGCGTCTCATCTACACTATTTTCTCCACACTTGAATTGAGGTATTTTTAATGATGGATTTTGAATGGGCAGTCACAAGTACCTTTAATTTTGAAGAGGATACATGTGTCAACTTCTATGAATTTGCTAATGCCAAGGATTATGCAAATATTTGGACAAAGGAAGTTGGTTCAGTCTACCTATGGAAATTGACTGACGGAAATCCTATTAAATGGATGGAGGTAAACTAATGACACTTCTTACATCAGGAAATTGGAATTCTACGACTCAACGTGGAATCACTGGTAAAGTTTATGATTTCATGTGTGAGAAGTTTCCACAAATCAGCACTGTCGATATTGAAGTCCATCAAAAAGACTTAAGAGAGGATGGTGTATTTGGTTGGTGTGAGGTTGATGAGGATGGAGAGTATTTCATTCAGATTCATAATAAGTGTCTGGATGATGTTTATGTAACGACATTAATCCATGAATTAGTGCATGTCAAGCAAACCATTGGTGGATTACTGGATGATGAGAGAAGAGAAGAGGAGGCAGACATATGGGAGAAAATATTAAGAAAAGAGTACTTTGAGAGAGAATGTGATAAAATACATGTAGTAACAGCATCACCATCACCCTTATTCCCATGAAACGTTTATTCGTGCCTCAAAAAGTGAATAAGCACACCAGAGCAAGCAAGTATCAAGGTAGAGAGATTGAATGTCCGAAATGTGGACAAACTCAGACTGTTTATCATTTTGCCTGGAGTGCATTAGAATGTCAAAGATGTAAAGAAATGGTAGACAAGTATGATTGGATGTTGGTATAATCTCATTATTCAGTTCCTACAATCCCACAAAACCAATGAAAGTCAATTCAGTACCAAAATCAATTGAGCAGTACATCAAAGAAATTGAAGTACAGGCAAAAAAACCATTAACCGAACAAATCAATGATTTAAAGGTGTATGGTGCGACTCTATTAACAAAATTGGATGATGTGATTCATTCATTGGACGATGGATTTGATTCTGATAGGGTAACGTGCTCTATTGATGATGTACAGGTTGATTGTGATAAGTTAGGTGAGGATGTTGTTGTAGACCAGGAGCACTTTTAATCATGCAAGCACTGAGTATTGTAGGACTGGTTATTGTTCTTGGAATTGTTGGTGGAGTTTTCTTTATGAACCTTTACAATCCACATTAGATATGGTAAAATATCTGTACATTGTTGATTACTGGGTTCCTTTCCCACAATCAGAGTATGGTGGAGTTGTCAGTGTCATTGCCGAAGATGACAATGAATGTTTTGCCATTCTACATAATGAAGAACAGTTTCATGATGGATACGAGCATCAAATTTATCATAGTATTGCCGAGGCGCAAAAGTATGAATTAAAGGATGTACATCATGAATCAGGAATTATCGATGCATTTGTAACTTAGGAGTATTATAACATGACTGATGAAAGACGCTACAAAATCCAAGAGTTAGTCACGACTGGATGGGAAGATATGGCAGAAGACGATTCTTTCAATCTAACAAGGGAAGAATGTAGTACCAGACTCAAACTCTATGTTGAGGCAGGAATAGCACCAAATCGATTAAGAGCAGCAAACTACGATCCAACCTAACCTTATCCTATTGCTTTTGTCATGTATGAACCCGAAGTTAATGATTACGTGATATGGGAAAGAGAAAGTTGGACGGGTATATTAAGAGATGAGGGATGGGTCTATTTCAAATGCCCAGTCATCGAAGAAAAGAAAGGGTTTACCAATCACTCACGTTATATAACAATAGAGACGGCAGTTTTTGATAAACCAGTGAATGACTTAGGACCATCCAATGGACATCCAACTCAGAATCCACATCGAAAGATACATTCATTATTATTATGTTCTGAGCAGTACTGGGGTGAATTAAAATTTGTAAAAAGAAGAGAATCAAGTCGCTGCGAACATTATTCACAGTATGATGACAGAACCTAATAATAAAGAAGAATTTCCTAGTATACCAGAACAGGCATCTAACCTGGCAAAGTTTACGGTAAGTGTCGTAAAACAGGCAGTTATAAATGTAACGGATGAAGATATACTTGTCCCTTCATCTAAGATTAAAGAAAGAATGGACATATGTAAGGACTGTCAGTACTATTCATCCAAACAGAATCGATGCCAACAATGTGGATGTTGGTTAGTCCATAAAGTTAAGTTCAGTCAATCAAAATGCCCCATCAACAAATGGTAATATGCTAACCTATCTCCCATCACGCTGGAATAAAGGAATTGATTATATTCATATTGATTTAAGAACGCAAGAACAAAAGTGGGATAGTATCAATCGTCAAATTAAATTTATCCTACATGAAAATTATATTATTGATACGGTATGGTATTTAAACGAATGACCATTTATAACCATAGGAATAACACCATGGTTGATTCTTTTTAATATTGAGACTAATACCACTCACGGCACTATAATTCCCAGTACCCTTAATATGAAATGATGCCTCACTGATACTATCGAAATAAACAACCTCGGTACTCATACCAACAGCAATACCCTTAATACGTTTCTTACTCTTGGATGCACTCATTTTCCCTAATTTGCTATAGTATTCATGTCCCCGATTCTTTTCTGTAATCTTAATTCGATTAAAGGGAACTTTCTTACCATCACTAAAACGAAACAACCACCATTTCTTACAATGACATTTAGCAGTACGTGGACTATCTAAACTTACTTTGACATTAGCATTTGCCTTTCTATCATTCTCTATATCCTCGGCACAATCTGCCTGACTATGCCATTCTTTATATTCACCCGTAATAGAATGATAACCATATATCCTACTACGTATTCTTATTTGTTTATCCTTACCCCATTCTTTTAGTTTATCACCCTTATATGTCCACCTATAACCATGTGATTGAAAACATGTACCCCTTATACATTGTCTAATACTATTTGCATCTGATAATGTATGACTACCAATTGTTTCCAGTGCAGCAACCCCACATGTATCATAATCACAAACATATACACCATCTAATGTCCAGCAACTAATAGCTCTACTGGCAGGATGATTACCCCAATCTTTAATATCTTTCCTTATACCTTCACCACCGTATGTACTATTATATCCATGATTATAGGTATCTAACTTATCAATCCAATATGTTTCTCTTTCATTAATCTTATCATCACTACATTCTTCTATAACTCTAAACTTAAAGTTTTCTGCACCATACTTCCTTATTGCATGTATGATTGCCATTGTCTTTAATGAATCAGACAGGTTCTTAAGTTGTGCATTCCTTATATGTTCTTTCCATCTATCATAAGGGTTGGGTTTACTTGTTTTACCCACATATTTGTTTTCATTGATTTGATTAGTAATTGAATAAACGTATGCCATAGAGTTAGTGAGGATAGGAGGATTCGTTGGATTTAAATGTAAGTATGTTTTATATATTAATATAGACCTATTGTACTGTGGTAAATTTATACCATTCTCAATAAGTATTAATTAATGAGACTCAATAAGGTTCTGATAATGATTCTCAGCATGTATATTTCATCATATTATTATAATCATTTAAGTGATTCTATAGTACTATAAAGACTTTTTAAATGCTCATTTTTTATGCAACTTTAGCGAGCGTACTATGAGACGCTCTCTTTGTCAAGTACAGAGGACGAAAAATAAGGAGAGAGTAATATTATGTCATAATACTTCATAAAGTAGTATAAATATACTCTTAGGTGAATCTCGTCGAGACCATGCACTTGCATCTCGTCGAGTTATATGCTATAATCATATTATCATAATCAAATCTCGACTAGAATCATGCACGACTACGATTCAACTAACATTTGGGATTACGAGATATCATGCCATGATTTTCTCGACGAGTCATATGGTTACAATATACAAAACACATATGATCTCGACGATGATTATGCGCGTGATAACACAGACTATCAAGATCTTGCCTATAGGCATTATGCATGATATAATGTGTGTATATCACATCTAGATTATGTAACATACAATATCATATAACACGATATATTATCATGTTATGTAGATCTTGGTGACTAAATTTATTATAACAGAATATTTAAAGATATTATGTAAATTGTGACACTTTATAAATTGGTTTCTGATTTCTCAATAAGGCGAGTTTATTGAGAACGCCAGCTGATCGTGGGCAGTCTTAGAACTGTCCACTATTCGTTGTATTTTCCATGAAATGGTTTATAATACATTTATGGAAAAACTTCACACCGTTTCGTTAACAACAACCCAGTACGATTTGCTGCTGGAAATGTTTAACATTATCTCAGATTTAGATTTCTACGATGATGTTGAATCTCCTGAAGAATGGGAGCAATTTGATTCACTTTGGGATGCTGTAATTGCCGCGTCTAAAAAGTAGAGTATTTTTGTACTATTCTCAATAGCGTTCCCTTATTGAGAACGCTGGCCGACCAGTTGTGACGGTTGGCGAAGTGCCCACTAATCTCCCACTGGGGTCTGATTTCGTGTATGATACTCATATGAACAAAACACTTATGCCAAAACTCACACCGTCACAATGTGATGATTTGATTTCCCAGTATGCTGAGTTATGCGTTGACAGTATGGACCATCAATCCATGTATCAGTTTATTGAACAGACTCTCACTGAAGATTTTGAGAAATTGACTGAGCACGAATTATTTGATGAGATTAGAATGTCATTTGATGATGAGACTCTGGATGAGTTAGTTGGCAAGGTGACTTATTCTCAATAGCGTTCCCTTATTGAGAACGCTGGCCGACCAGTTGTGACGGTTGGCGAAGTGCCCACTTTTTTCCCATTCGTGCCGCGGCGGGTGTATTCTAAGAGAGTTCAAACGAATGGATTCAAATGGGAATGGTTGCCGATGCACTCAAAAAACACTTGGAAGCATACAAGGTTGCAAGTGACAGGCAGTTAGCAGCAATTCAAATGGAAAATGAAATGCTAAAGGCACAACTGAAAATCTTAAAGGGGGGTTAACCTCCTTTTTTTCGGCCGACCGTGTTCGGTTCGTAAAGTGTCCATGATTCTCCCTATGGGGTGCGATTTCGTGTATGATACTGGTATGAATAATTTTACTGTTTTTTGTCCATATGCTCCCGAAGAGCAAACCACTCTAACCGATGAGTGGAAAGCAACTGAACTTTGCCTTGATTTGGCAGATGAATTCGGTTATGCCTGTGTCCGTGATGCATGGGGAAATTTACACCTTGATTACGGGGACGTTTGTCAGGCAGTTGAGGACGGGGTGATTTAACCCCGTCTTTTTTATTCTCAATTATTATACCTTATTGAGAATGAGAAACGGCCGACTGTGGACAGTTGGTAAAGTGAACACATTCTTCCCCATTCGTTCAAATCCGATGTATTCTAAGAAAGTCCAAAGCAATTCCACCATGTTCGTAGATCCACGTTATGAGGATGAGGCAATCTCTGCACTTATGGAGGAGGCACTCTCTGAAACCAAAGAGGAAACCAAATTTGATGTAGAAGACTACATCAACAATTCAACCCTTGACTACTAATCCAATGAATACAACCATTCGTTATTGCTTCCCTGACTCTTTGAGATTCCGTTACATGAGTTTCCCCACGTATGCCGAGGCACTCAAGTGCATCGACCTCTTTAAACAGATTGAGGTCAAGGCGGAGGTGAAAACACACTAAATGGAAAAACAACTACAAGGCGAAGCGTTGGAAATTATGCTAGTGTTAGAGGATACGGTTGAGTACCTATGTCGTGAACACATGCTAAGTGGTGAGAAGGTCTGGGTCATGGTTGGTGCCCTTGCCGATGCCAAACTAAAAGAGTTTCCAGAGGACGATTGACAAACTGGACTTTTTTACAACATTTTCGTTACAAAGGGTTTCGTGTCAACCCCTGAGAGTTTAAAATGGAGGAGTAAACACGCAAAAGCGATTTATGCCAACTGCCACCGCAACCGCCGTCAAAAAAGCACCTGCTCCTGCTAAGAGACGCACCCGCAAGGCAACCCAAACCAAGGCACCAGTTGCTAAGGTTACTACCACCACATTCGTTGGTGGTAAGGTGAAATCTAAAAAAACAGAATTCACCCGTCCTTCAACTGCCCGTCTCATCACATGGGAAAGGTACCAAAAGGACATCCTCACCCGCTGGCAAATTCACCAGTATGAAGTGCAGGAACTAATCAAGGACTTTCAAAAGGCACTTGATTTCGTCACACCCTACCACACCGAATTGGTTAAAAGGGTAAAGACAGTCAATCTCTAAACTGTCCACCAAACCCCCCAACGGGGGTTTTTTTGTGCCATACTATAGGAGTACTAAGGAATTCGTATTATGAGCACCATGGCAAACGAAGTCCTTTTGGAAACTTATTTCGAAGAGGCGATGGAAGAATTAATCAAACAGAACTTCCATTTGATGTTTAACCAGGAAAATTTGGAAAGGGTAGCATTCAACCTTGCCAAAGAGCACTTTGAAGACAATCAATAAAGTGTCACACCAAACCCCCATTCGGGGGTTTTTCCATGTATATTAAAAGAGTCAAAGGAATTTTTTCAACCATGCGTAAAATCGAACAGCAAATGCAAAACGCTATTCGCAACCGCGAAAATTGGAGTTCTAACAACACATCAGTTTCAATTGATGAGGATGGATTTACTTCCATTAGACTCCATGGCAACCGCATTGCTGAAATTGCACCCCACGGGGACATCGTTTTAAGTTCCTGTGGATGGGAAACGGTGACAACCAAGTCACGATTAAACGCCATCCTTGACGTGTTCTTTACTGGATTCGGCATTTGGCAGCGTGATTTCACTTGGTACATTGGGGGTAATGGTTCATTTGGACCTAAGTCGGAGGATGAGTTTTTTGACGGTTACACCATAACCAGATAACAAACTGTCACAACAAACCCCCGCAAGGGGGTTTCCACCCTCTATAATAAGAGTATGAAAAACATTCACCAGCGACACCCCGAAGACAGCATCCTTACAGGAGACCTCTCCGTACTGGATGCTTTTTTGATGCCTTGTAAGTTGTCGGTGAAATTTGATGGGTCGCCCTCCATTGTATGGGGCACAAACCCTGAGACCGGTAACCAATTCGTAGGCACAAAATCCGTATTCAACAAATTCAAAATCAAAATCAATGAGAGTCATGAGGACATCGATCGGAATCACACTGGACAGGTTGCCGAAATTCTTCATGCGTGTTTTGATTACCTGCCTGATGTGGATGGAATTATTCAGGGGGATTTTATCGGATATGGTGGGTCGGATGAGTACACGCCAAACACCATCACGTATTGTTTCCCGACTGAGGTCGATGAGCAAATTATCGTTGCACCTCATACAGGATATATCATTGGTGAGGTTGATGAAACCGTTTCGCCGAACCTGTTCTTTTTTGCTGAGGCGTTCCCACTGGATGAGTATCCAGAATCGACCGAGTGCTGTAAATTCGTCAACCCAGATGCGGGCACATATACAGGCAGTCTGTATGAATACGGATCCGAATTCGATTTAGAGGACGTCGTGCGATTTGCTAAACAGATGAGCACCCTTGTAGAATTTGAGGATGCCAAAGGTGCACGGCAATTAGAGCAGGATTTGAATGCGTACATAAGAGACGGTGATGAGGTGGTGGCAGAGGAATTTGAAAATTACCAGTTGATCCGTTTGTGGTTGCTGGTTAAGTCGATCAAGGAGGACGCCCTTTATCAGTGCCGCCACCGTTGGGGACCCGAAGCATACATCGGTCAGAATATGATCGATGCCGAGGGGTACGTGATGCACACCGAATATGGAACATGGAAATTGGTCAACCGTGAGGTGTTCAGTCACGCTAATTTTAACATGGGAGTCGGAGCATAACCCTATTAGTGGACACACCGCAAAGTGTCCACATTTTCCCCATCCCACCCCAAAATCCTGTATATTAGAAGAGTCAAAGGAATGCAACCCACCATGCCCCTCACCCTCAACTCACGTCAAACCGACATGTACTTTGAGACCGACACCACTTATAATGGTTGGGCAAATTATGAGACTTGGAATGCTGCCCTTTGGATCGGAAACACCCGTGCGTATTATGACACCGCATTTGGATGCTCCGATTATGCCCAATTCGTCGATGCCGTTGAAACTCCATGCACTGGCGATGGCGTAAGGTGGGATAACCCCCTTATCGATCGTGAGGAAATGGATGAAATGATTGACGAATTGCACGACTGAATTCCGTGGAATGGGTGCGCCCTTAAAGACGCCCGCCTATACACCCTGCTTTTTTTCTACCATGTCTATTGAAGGTGCTTTCTACGCTTTGGAACTTGCAACCACTGCTGCTGAGGTCCAAGAGGTGCTTGACTTAATCGATCAGGAAATCAACTGATTAGCATCATAACAGACCCCCCTTACGGGGGGTTTTTTTATGACCCATTCGTGTATGCCATTCGTTCGTGAATTCAGCAGTGTATGCGTCGGGGGCGGGGCGCGTTTAAAATCGCGTAACTACCCTAACCTACAAAGTGTTACCCAAGCACAAGATCTTTCATTCGCTATATAATTTCGAAATGCGGAATCATTGATATGAAAAAAAATTCCGAGAAAATTTTTACGTCTGTAGAGATTGATACAGTAACGGGTGAGTATTATACAGTTATACCCGAACAGTTTATCAATGAATTTGGATGGTACGAGGAGAGTAAATTAAGGTGGTTAATTGATGGAGATGAAGTGATACTGAAAGAGGAAAGTTAACGGACTGGGTAATTCAATTTACCCATTGACAATTGCTATATAATGCTGTATGATTTGTATGTAACTGATTATTCTTATGGCTAAAGGATTTACGGTAAAAGCGAAACCGCCCACCAAGAAAGAACAAGAGTGGGATTATGACGCAGCGAAGGCTATGGTAAAGGGAAAGGCAATAGTATTTTGTTTACCTGGACGAGGAGTTTCATATGCGTATCTAAAGAACTTTGTACAACTTTGTTTTGACTTAGTACAGAGTGGAGCGAGCATCCAAATTTCGCAGGATTATTCTTCCATGGTAAACTTTGCAAGATGCAAGTGCCTTGGAGCTAATGTATTGCGAGGTCCGGATCAAAAACCATGGGATGGTAAATTAAAGTATGATTGGCAGTTATGGATTGACAGTGATATTGTTTTCAACACTGAAAAATTCTGGCAATTAATATTGATGGATAAAGATATTGCAGGTGGATGGTATGCTACCGAAGATGGGAGAACCACAAGTGTTGCACATTGGTTAGATGAGGAAGACTTCAGAAGTAATGGTGGAGTAATGAATCATGAAACAGTTGAGAGTATCTCAAAGCGTCGCAAACCATTTACAGTAGATTATACAGGATTCGGATGGTTACTCATTAAAAATGGTGTATTCG